TGCCACTCGACTGCGCCACTCGTGCCAGTAACTATAGGTAACTTGAGCCAGTATCCACACAAATTGCGTGGCATGAACAGTCGCTTGCATGATAAACTGATGAGAGTGGAGTGGTGAAAGCGGAAAAGCTCTCACCCTTTGGCATATACACGGGCTCATTCCCGTCTCGCCACTCCACTACTTTTGGGCTTGACACAGCTTTGACGGCTGGGCTCTTTGAAAAACTGCGAGGTCGGAAACGCCACACATCCGCAACGAGTGGCACACGATAAGTGCAAAACACTCAATCGTTTCGCCTTTCTATCCCACAGCTGCACACCTCGGTGAGCCAGTAGTGGTATAGGGGCTGTCACCACGAGAGATACCACTGGTATCGTGGCTGGCATCATCACGAGTGGTTGGTGGAGGTGACCCACCCATCTTGGCTGTAAAAGCTATGGTGGGCAGCAGGTGGAAACCCTGCAAACATAGGGTGTCCATACCCTATCTATGGACTATGCCTCGTGACCACAGTTTCTTAAAAACCCAGTCGGACGCGGGGGCAGCACCCGCCAAGTCCACCCGATGAGCAATAAATCGCCACAACAGCCAGACCTTGATACCTACAAAGATGCCGTGTGGGATTTTCTACTTGAACATTGCGACCTCACCGAGCGGGGGTCGTTTTTCGTGAAGTTCCACACCAGTGGCAGGTTTGATTTCGAGAAACGCATCAGAGCCCGCTACAAGTACGGGTACCACCGAAATGACAGCCGCACGGGCTTTGATATTCGACAGAAAGAAAAGGACGCAGAGCTGCGCAGAAAGGCGCATCTTGATGCCAAAACATCCAAAGAGCGCAAGCACATACTCTCGCGTGAGGAACAAAAGAAAGTGTACGAGCAGATGAGATTGGAGCGTGAGCGAAAGGAGCGACTTGAACGTATGCCATACCTGTTGCGTGTTATACACAGATGGGCTATGCAACCGCTCGCACAAAAGTGGTACAATAAAATCATCGTATGGATAAAAAATCGCCACAATCTAAAAAGCCAGTAGCGCAGACATTCAAGTGTGCGCACTGCAAGTTTGCTGCGAAAACAAAAGCGGGGCTGACCAAGCACCTCAAAGCAAAGCACGATGGCATCTCATCGAAAATCGGACATCGTGGAGTAGGAGAGCAGGCGTTCACTCCACAGCAGGAGATGTTTTGCCAGCTCTATGCTGGTGACCGTGAGTTTTTCGGCAATGGCGTGCAGAGCTACATCGAGGCGTATGACGTGGATGTTGGTAAAGGCAAGGGACAGACAAGCTATGAGGCGTGCAAGGTATTCGCACATCGACTGCTCACCAATCAAAAAATCCTCAAGCGCATCAATGAGATATTCGAGGGTCGAGGACTCAACGATGCGTTCGTGGACAAACAGCTTGAGAAGCTCGTGACGCAGGATGCCGAGTTTCGACCCAAGCTCGGTGCCATCGTCGAGTACAACAAGCTCAAGAAGCGCACTACTGACACGGTGCAACACGTCCATGCCTTTGCTGACATCAAGGGCATGAGTGACGAGGAGCTGCGTGCGGAGCGTGAGAAACTTATCAACTTTTTTAATAAAAAATAGCGTATGGAAACAATCACCAAGACAGTCAAAAACGTGGAGCTCAAGGTGCACAGCGAGCCGCATGGTTCTGCCGAGCAAAAGGTGTTCATCCAGTTTGAGCTCGATGGCAGTGGATACCAGAACGCCGAAGTGCTCCCAAAGAGCGTTGAGGTGACACCAGAGCACCCAGTCATCGCAAAGCTCGAAGCGTGGGCAACCACGATTATCAATGACCGTGAAGCCACCAAGAAGCGGCAGGAGGAGGAAGCTGCTGCGGAGGCAGAGGGTAACAACCAATAGCTATGCAAAAAACCGTATACACATGCGATTGTCCGTGCAAGAGAGTGATTGGTGAAAAGCCACACATCTCACTTGTGTTGCAGACCAACCACGCAGGTTGTGGCATTGCTATACCGCCACTCAAGCGCGGTGACACACACACGGGGATGTACACGCATTGGAGTGTTCGCAGGTTCCCTCAAAACTTTGTGCATTTTATCAACGAGGAGCACTTGGCTCGCTACTTCAAACGACAGCTTGAGGATGCAACCAAGTGTGACGAAAAGCCGAAAGGTAAAAAATAACATCATGAACGAGCAAAAAAATCGCCAATACCCAGATGCAACTTGTCGAGGAGCGTATGCTCTCGGCACTGCGTGCGGGGACTGCAAACGCTGTGACGTTGACCCTCTCAACCCCAAGAATGTCGGCAAGAAGTCGGCTTGTTGCGGTGCTGAAATTGACGTACAAGGTCGCTACGCAGGCGCAGAACATTTTGAGTATTGCAAGAAGTGCCACCGACGACAGGACTTGCTACCCAAAGAGACCGTTGACACCACACAAGATGGAAAGGTCATCAAAAAAACCGAGCATCAAGACGGACGCAAGGACGTGCATATTGAGGTCAATACCATTGACGCAGAGGATGCTGACCCAGCAACACTCAACGCAAAGGAGGTTATTGAAAAAGAAGTGTTCCCACGCATCACCGAGGCACTGGTGCTTGTCGTGGTACTCCACAAGCCAACCAATCAACACTCGGAGCGCATCGTGAAAGTACCCCATGTGCGCAAGTATGCCGAGGCGTGCGTGCGTGAGTACAACAAGGCACTCTCTGTCAAGCATGGAGTGGCTGGTATGGAAGCTCCAAAGAGTGAGTTCGTGGTCGTCGAACATCATTTGACCAACGGCACCATAACCGTATCAACACTATGAGCGAGATACCACGAGTGATGATTGCAGTGCCCAATCTGGGGCAAATGGATACGCGGCTCGTCATGAAGCTCTTGCGCTGGCAGGTCATGCCAGTCAACTGGGAGCAGGTGACCATCCTTGCGCCTATCGGGCACATTCCCCACGACAGTGCCAGAAACTACTGCGTGGATGAGTTCTTGCAGACCGATGACACGCACCTCTTATTTCTCGATGATGACGTGGTGCCACCAGTGGACGCGCTTGAGCTCCTCTTGGCGGCAGACGTGGACGCAATCAGTGGGCTCTACCCATCGGAGTGGTTCGACAACGAGGACGGAAAGCTCAAGAAGCGCAACAATGTGTTTGAGAGCATCCGTGAGGATGGTGAGCTCATTGAGGCAAAGGGCAAGGGAGTGGCTCGTATCGCCCAGTGTGGTGGTGGCTGTCTCCTCATCAAGCGGCATGTGGTCGAGGACAAGGTGACATTCCCGTGGTTCAAGTTCCACTACAACGAGCGCGGGCTCATGAACATCGGCGAGGATGTGGACTTTTGCAAGAAGCTGGCAGCAGCAGGTGTCGAGCTGTACGCCCATTTCGGGGTGCAATGCCAGCATGTAAAAACAATAGTCCTATGAGTGAGGAACGCGTAACAGCCAAAGCCAGTGACACCAAGCGCAACAGGTCGTGGAGTGTTGACGACGAGCACATCCGCAAGACCAGTGGCTACCTGCGCCACTCACTGCGTGGTCGCCTGCTCTACCGTTACATGATGCTCTTGATGTTCGTTGAGGGCATCTGGTGGACGCTCATGGACATCACCAGAGCGCACCGCATGAAAACTGCGGAAAAGATTATCAAGCATCGTCATAACGATAGGGTATAGATACCCTATCAATAACCTATAAAATATCGCCTATGTACACACATAAATCACTAGAAAAAGAGGAGAGAAGCTATCGCCGATGGTGGGACTTTGGCAGGCACTTTGGTGCATCAATGGAGTTCAACTGGAAGTCGCACAGTTATCATTTCGACCCCATCAAGTACGACACCGAGAGCGGGTGGGGTTTTTCAATAGCATTTCGACCACTGGCACTATACGTCCACGTCAAACTGCCACGACCATTTCGATTGAGGCATGACCGCGAGCTTGGTTTCAGTTTTCACAGTGGCGCACTCTGGTGGGACTTGTGGGTTGACCCGATGGGTGGATACCCTTGCCCTCAGGGAAAGTGGCGCGACAGCTGTTTTCACTTTGATGATTTTTTCCTCGGCAAGAGCAAATGCACCAGAGAGGTACTTGAGGAGCGCGACATACTTGTGCCAATGCCAGAGAAAGCATACCAAGCACATGCAAAGCTCATGCGCTACACATGGAAGCGACCACGTTGGTTTGCCAAGAGCATCAAGCGGGTTGAGATTGAGGTGCCAGAGGGTATCCCACACGAGGGCAAAGGTGAGAATAGCTGGGACTGTGGGCACGATGCCACATTCAGCATGACCACTGGCGAGTGCAATTCAATCCCAGATGGTGTCGGCAAGCTCGTTGGTTCATGCCTCAGAGACCGCGTGAAATATGGCGGTTGGAGTGACTGGAAGTGGGACAAACCCAAAGAGGAAATCACAGTCAACAAAAACGCGGTGTACGGCATGAAGTGTATGGATGACAAAGCCGCAACCATTACCCCTAACGCAGCAACAGCATGAGTATGGAAATCACAAGACCACATCACGAGAGCGGACTGGGCATATACGCCAAGAGCGTGCCTGTTATCAAGGACTGGGACACCGCCGAGGGTATTGCCAAAGAGATGATTGAGTGGATGGATACCACCAACGGCAATTTCAAAGGTGAGTTCAAAAAAGCATTTGCTATGGCGCACGCACAGGTCGTTGACCACGACCACCCATACAAGCTCTTTGTGGTGGACAAGGAGCTCGTGGTACCCGCAAGCAAGGTGCCAAAGGGCAAGCAAAACCACGTCAACACGTTCTTTGAGGCACAGGCGATATTCAACTGCGAAATCCTCGAAGCACCAGACAAAGTGACCCGCAAGGTGCCACAGCGAAAGGTGACGCGCGACCCCAAGAACAAACTGCAAGCCACCGTGGAGATGGTCATGGAGGACAAGCAAATCTCAAACGTCATCGAGGTGCCAGAGGGTTGCATGTCATTCCCGCATCGAAGCGAGCGCAACATGAAGCGATGCTACACGGTCAAGGTACGCTACCAGTGGGTGGGCAAAAACCTGCTCGGTATGCGAAAGGTCGAGACCTTTGAGGGCTGGGTGGAGGGCTTGAAAGCACACATCATCCAGCACGAGTGTGAGCACTTTGATGGTAAAAACATACATTTCCGATGATTGCACGAGCTTGCCGCATATACGATAAAACCACCAGTCGGATGCTCTATCCAAAGGACTTGAGCAAGATGGGGGTTTTTCTCACGGTGGCAGGCGACCCCATCCAAGTCAAGGGCGGGATGACGATAGCCAAGCTCCAAAACGTGGTGGTCATGTACGAGACGGGCATGAACACTGACGACGGCACCAAGATATGGGAGGGCGACATCATTGATGCTGGCGTGATGACCGAGTTTGGCTCTATGCTCCCAGCGCGTGGGTACATGCAGTGGAACAAAGTGGAGGGCAAGTGGTTCCTCTACATCCCCAACCCGCCAGTCATGTCACCGATAGGCAACTTTCCCGTGATGGGGCAGACCGTCGTGGGCAACGTCTATGAGCACCCACACATGCTCAAAGAGGCAGTTTCACATGAAACATCATCATGAGTACAACAGCAGAGGAAAAACTAAAAGCAGAGATTGAGGCGCAAGAAAAAGCGGAGCGTTTGCGTGCTATTGAGGAGGAGGAGCTGCGCCGCCTACGGTACGAAAAGTACCGCTACTACGAGCCCAATGGGGTCATTGAGGACTATATCAACGCCTTTGGCTCTGGCGATTATTTCATACTGTTCCTCTCGGCTGCCAACGGTGTGGGCAAGACCGCAGCTGCGGCAAATATGCTTGCCAACCTCATGTTTGAGACCGACAACAAGTGGTTCAACCACGGCATTTTCAACAATTTTCCATACATGCAAAAGGGTCGTATCGTGACCGACAGTGCACTCGTGGATACCAACGTCATCAGCCAGCTCAAGCAGTGGTTCCCACAGGGCAAATACGCCACCTCAAAGGGCGGCAAGCACTACGAGAGCCAGTGGGAGGTCAATGGTGGCAAGAAAGGCAACTGGGAGTTTGACATCATGACGTACAACCAAGACCCAGAGGAGTTTGAGGGTGTGACCCTCGGCTGGGCATGGTTCGACGAGCCGCCACCAGATGCAATCCTCAAAGCCACCATCGCTCGTATGCGACGAGGTGGTATCATTATCATAACCGCCACCCCAATCTCTGGCTCTGCGCACTTGTACGACATGTTCGCCAAAGGTGAGGTGGAGGTTGAGGTACAGCTGCGTGAGGGCGAGGAGCCCGTAAAGGTCACGCGCAACGTGTACCACGTTACTGCCGACGTTGAGAGCGCGTGCAAACAGCACGGAGTTCGCGGGCACTTGGAGCACGACCACATTGTGCAGATGGTCGCCGAGTACCCAGAGGACGAACGGCAGGCGCGTATTTATGGGAAGTTTCAACATCTCGTCGGGCTTGTGTTCAAAAGATTTTCAAGACAAATACACGTCATCAAACCGTTTGAAATCAACGAGCGGGATTTTGTGGTATACGAGTACCTCGACCCACACCCACGCAACCCAGATGCCGTCCTGTGGCTCGCTGTTGACCGCAAGGGCACCAAATACGTCGTGGATGAGCTCTACACCAAGCCAGAGGATACACGCGACCTAGCGGACAAAATACGGCGTAAGGCGAGCAATTACAGGGTATATGGACGATGGATTGACCCGTGGGCGTTCAACCGTGACCAGCACCACGAGGATGAGCCAAACCTTTCCGATGTTCTTTCTGACGAGGGGCTCACCTACCTACCCGCGCCAAAGCAGAGACGTGCTGCGGACAAGCGTATCGAAACCGCACTCAACTACCAAGAGCACAACGGTGTGTTTCTCAAAGCACCAGAGCTCTACATTTTTGACTGTTGCGAGCGCACCATCTGGGAAATGGAGCACTACCGCTGGGACGAGTACACAGGCAAGACGGCAGACAAACATGACCGCAAAGAGAAACCAATCGACAAAGACGACCACATGATAGAAAACCTCGGACGTGGGCTCATCAGTGAGCACCAGTTCGTGGAGTTCGTGAAGCCAGTGAGTGGTGGGCAAGGCACCTCGGTGTTTGGAAGTGACGACCCCTACGCATAGGGTATCCATGCGTTATCCACAGAGTATCGTGGTGCAAGCGGTTGCTTGTTGTTGTATAATGTGAGTATCGCCAATCTCACATGGACAACGACATCAAAACACTAAAAGCGGTGGAGTACAGAGGATGCAAGGTGTACATCCGCAATTTTCATAACATTTTCGAGTACCTCGTCATTGCCAATGGTGAGCTGTACACCACCCACATGGTGGTCACCAAACGTCCTCTGCAATCGTTGCTCGGCAGGGACTACACGGAAAAACAGCTCACGGACGTGACCAAGTATCTGCTCAACACTGCCGAGGCAACCGTTGACTACTTACTTGACGGGGACAGCCCGAAACAGAAACCATGATGTAGCACCAAGCACAGGGCAAAAAATCGCCAACTTACAAGCCCAATCAACTTTCAAGTATGGCGATAAAATACACCCGCGGAAAAAAAGAGCTCGAATACACTGGCATTGATAAAGCAATGCACAGTTTTGGCAATACACTAGAGCGCATCAAAAGCGTTGGCAAGAAAGCTGTCACCGCTATTCCTCGTGCACTAGAGCGCAAGAGCAAAGCTGACGCAGCAAAGGAGCTCGATGATATTTCGAGAGGTTTTGGCAGTGTCGAAAACTACGAGAAGCTCTACCCAGAGACCAAGAAACGACACGACATGCTCCGCAAGCGAGCGTTCGGTAAATAAAAATCATCATGGCAGACATCCGCACAGGCACAAAAGCAAAGATGAAAGCCACGAAGCCAACAAAGCGCGTGGCAGACAAAAAGCCGTCCAAGCCGACGGATGCAAAGCGCGCACGCCAACTCAATGATGACGGTACCGAGCAAGTTGAGGGTGGCGACGACGACCCCGACGATTTATCCAATCGTGATTTTTCAGAGCTCATTGAGCAAGTGCAAACCGAGTACAACATGGCTTGGTGGTTCATCAAACCCAAGTGGGATGAGTGGGCACTACGCTTGAAGCTCTACAATAACCAGAAACGCGATAAGGACGCTGTTGGCGACAACACGCTGTTCACTATTTTTCAAACAGTTCTCTCTGCGCTCTATGCTGACCAGCTCTCTGCTGCGTTCCGACCACGCGAGACAGGTGACGAGGAGGTTGCAGAAAACCTTGACATCACCGCCGAGTACGACTACGACGAAATGGAAAAGGACGTGCTCGATTACGAGTGGGACTGGGAGGCAATGTTTTTTGGTCGCTCACTCATGGCGTTCATGGAGTTTGACCGCGAGGCAATGGTGCCCGTGCCAGAGGTATGGAACGTGATGACGGTATTACGCGACCCCTATGCCTCAAGCGTCAACGGCGACAAGAAGCGACGCGGTGCCGCACGTTTCCTCGGACGCGAAGTGCGCATGACCAAGAACGAGATGGATGAGCTCGGCGTATATTTCAATTATTCAAACCTCAAGACCTCAAACACCAGCACCCGCTCACTCGTTGACGAGAACATGCGCATCATGGCAGAGGCAGCAGGGCTCTCCGACATTTCAAAGTTCTCCGCTCTCAAGGGAGAAAATACCTCACACCGATTGCTCGAATGGTTCACCATGTACAAGGGCAAGCGGGTTTTCGTGACGCTCGCAGATGACCGCAAGACCGTCGTGCGATACCACGAGTTTGACACGCTCGACATTCCCATCATTGACCGCGTTATCTACCCAATGCCAAACAGCTGGGATGGTGTCTCTGTACCCGACTTGGTTGAGGACAAGCAGCGTGGTCGTGCAGTGGCAACTAATCTCGCACTCAAAGGTGTGAAAGCGGCACTGCATCCGATGTACTTGTACAACGAAACGCTCATCAAAAACAGAAACGACCTCAATTTTGAGTTCAACAAGTTCATCGGTGTACAAGGCAACCCGAACGGCGCAGTCGTACCGATGCAGAAAGACCAAATCAAACAGGATGTGCAATGGATATTGGAGACCCTCTCAAATGGCGCAGAGGGTGCCACAGCGTCACCAGAGACGCGACAGGGTGCACGACCAAGCAAAGACGGCACCGCTACTCGTGATGCTCTCGTTAGTCAAGGGTCGGATGCCCGATACTCACTCTCTGCAAAGATTTTTGGATGGAGCGAAAAGCGTTTTTGGAAACAATGGTATCGCCTCTACAAAGAGCACTTTGAGGACAAGATTGACGAAAAGACCGTGCGCATCACTGGTGCTCTTGGCGCACAATGGCGACCATTCACCCGTGAAAATCTCATCGCGCACACTGACCCAGATGTAAAGATTGAGAGCCGCATTTTGACCGAAGCGCGACGGTTCAATGAGATGCAACAGTTCCAGTCGTACATGACCTATCTGGCGAGCGCACCAAACGCACAGCTCCTCTTTGCATTGCGTCACCTCGGCAAGCTCATGGGGCTCAAGAAAGATATGGTTGAGCGTCTCTTGCCACCAACCATCGAGGAGATGCGTGCCGAGGAGGAGAACATCATGTTGCGCAACAACGAAAAGGTTGAGGTACTGCCGACTGATGACCACTACACGCACATGCAAATCCACAACAAGATGGAGGACACCCCTGCCAAGTTCGCGCACATCAATGCTCACAAACGTGCGTTGATGTTGCAGCAGGCACGCCCCGACCTGTTCCCACAGCAACCACAGCAGGAAAATGGTGGTGTGGCTGACGAAAAGGTGCAGGACGGCACGCCCGTAAACCCGCCAGAGGTTGAGGGCGCGTTCCGAGGTCGAGCATTGCCAGTATCAGTAACCCGCTAAATGTATGTCTACTAAGAAAACCACAGCAAAAAAGACAACAAAGAAAGCTGCAAAGGAGCGGGTGGATTTCACGCAGCACTCCAAGTTCGACCTGCACATCAAAAATCAGATGCAGGCGAACGAGCTCATTGAGCACATTGAGGTCATGAAAAACACCTCTGGTTGGCTGCTCATGAAGCAGATTTTGGAGGGCAACATGGCGGTGCTTGAGGAGGCAATCATCACAAAGGTTGACCCACTCTCAAACGAGAAACTATCGAATGAGGAAGTGGATGATGCGCGCATGAAGCGTGGCTACCTCAAGGAGCTGGTTGAAAAACCAGATGCCTTGATTGCCATGTTCAAAAAGCAAGGTGGTATGGAGGTACCCACCTACGACCCATACGCTACGGAGAGCAAGCAGCTCCGTGGCAATGGGGCAGAGGTGGGTGCCCCGATGGCACGCGTCCTTTCGGACGAGTGAGTGTTCTTTGACAATTCATAAAATCCGCGAGCTTTGAGGCGAGCTCAACGATGGTGAGGATAGTGTCTTGGGATTGGCGATTTCCTTTGCTCCGCTCATCCCCACCATCGTTGAGCCCGTGTCGGGCTCACCACAGAGCTAGTCACTCTGTGAGACATTCCCGCAGAGAAAGTTTTACCCCATTTCTTTCTTTGTTGGAGCTAACCAAAAAAACAACCTATGGGAGACAACAACACTGGTGACGAGGACGTTCGAGACACTGACAATGCCGAGGGCGATACCGACGACACCACGACAGAGGACGAGGCAGATACCTCTGAAAATACTGATGCCGACGATGCAGCCGACGACGACGCTGGTGACAGCGACGACGACGATGCAGAGGATGGCGATGACGACGACAGCGAGGGCAACTCCGACGACACATCGAGTTCCGACACTGCTGACGACGACACCGCCGACGCTGATGGCGATGACGCAGAGGATGACTCCGACGAGGAGCCGCCTATGCGGAAGCCAAAGGCAGGTGCGTCAAATGCCGAATGGGCAGCTTGGCGCAAGCAGGAGAAAGCGAAAGCTGATAAATCTGCAAACAAATCGGGCAAATCTGCTGACAACGATGCCGACGACGAGGGTGACGACGGCAAAGGAGGCAAGCAGAATGATGTTGCAAAGGAAGTGAGCAAGCAACTTGCTCCGTTCCTCAAACAACAGCAGGAGCAGGAAATCAATGGAGAAATCCAAGAGTTTCTCGGCTCAAACCCCGATTTCAAACCCTTTGAGGCGAAAGTGCGGAAATGGGCAATGCACCCAAGTCGCCAGAATGTACCCGTCAAATCCATCTTTTACGAGGTGGCAGGGGACAAACTGCTGGCACTAGGCGCAAAGCGCAAAGCCGCAGCCGATGCTAAAGCCAAGAAAACTCGTACTGGCGGTGGGCAACCATCAGCAGGCGAGGGCAGCAAATCCTACAAAGATATGCCGCTCGATGACTTTGGCAAGGAGCTCGATGCAGTGAAAACTGCACCGCGAAATCGCTAAAAAGACACTATCCTCACACTTTATTGGAAACATTACTAATCGACCAAAAAAATGGCAAACACAACACGGTCACAAATCTCGCGGGAAAACACAGAGTTCTATGACAGGACTTTGCTTTACCGCGCAGTCGCACTCTTTGTTCACACAAAGTTTGCGCAGGTGCGGGACATCCCGCGCAACGGCGGTACGAACACCATTAAGTTCCGACGCTACGGTAACCTCTCTGCTGCGACCACAGCACTTTCAGAGGGGATTACCCCTACTGGCAGCCAGCTGTCCGTAACGGACATCACTGCCGCAGTCGCGCAGTACGGTGACTACATCACAATCACTGACGTGATTGATTACGAGAGCAAAGACCCTGTGCTCGTTGAGGCAGCCGAAATCCTCGGCGACCAAATGGGCGACACGCTTGACCAGCTCACGCGTGACGTTCTTGCAGCAGGTACAGTGGTCACCTACATCGGCGATACGTCGCGTGCTGGTATCACCACCACCGACCTCATCACCGCAACGGAGGTGCGCAAGGCAGTGCGAACGCTGAAAAATGCGAAAGCACGTC